AAGCAGCAGCAGCTCTCACGAGCCTTGCTGCAGGTGGCTCTGATAATGGTACTGAAGATACCGCTCCAGAAGACAAGCCGAAGGAAGATCCAGCTCCAGGCGATGTGCCTGATGAGCAGAAGCAGAAGTCGGCCGAGCAGAATCATATCCAGCTAGTCACCGAGCTCCGAGCATTCCGCAAGTATGCTGTCAATCGCAAGAAGGATGGCAAGGCACTGAGGGCATTCAAGTCTGATGTACTGCCTCAGAATGTAGTCGATGAGATGAATGATCGCCTCAGCAAAGCTGCAGATGCCGATGCGGTCCGATCAATCTTCAAAGATTACATGGCAGATTATCAGGTGCAATTCCTCGCTGAAGTCACCAACCTTCGGAAGAGCCTGAGCAAAGTACTATGAGCAAACTGCAGCGACTATCTGCAGCAGTCGATCGATTCATATCCAAAGCAAGCAAAAAGAATGAGCCCCTCGAAGCCTTCAGGACCACTGAAGACTACAAAGAATTCGAGCAGTCTATTGCTGATGGCATCCTGGATCAAGTCACTGACCTGACCAAGAAGCTGCCGAAGTGGATGATCACCGATGAAGAATTCGATGAGGATCGTGCAGCCAAATGGCTCGAGGATAATCAGAAGACCATTGCCAAATACCTCAATGAGAAGGACATCCTGGCCACGCTGATCACAGCATTCACCTATTCGGTCGAGGCAAGCTATCAGAGGCAGGGCATCAAACTGCAGAAGGCTGCTGATCCATTTGTCACATTCGAGCTGACCAATAGCTACTACCTGGATGCACTAGCGGACCAGGCGAATTATCTACTCAATAAGTCTAGCATCGATGAGACCACTCGCAATCGGATGATCACATTGATCCGAGATACTCGCATGAACATGGCCACGATCGATGAGCTGGCGAATATCATTGCTGATGAATTCGAGGGGATCAGCGAGACTCGGGCCTTCATGATAGCCAACACTGAAGCGAATCAAGCCATGAGCTCTGCACAGCAAGCCTTCCTCAAAGAGAATGGTGTCGGTACAAAGAAGTGGGTGGGAGCTGGACCGAATACCTGTGCCATCTGTCAGGGCAATGAAGATCAAGGTCCGATCCCGATTGATGATGAATTTGAGTCTGGTGATGTCACTCCTCCTGGACATCCAGGCTGCGAGTGCTACGAGGATGCAGGCGAAGAGATTGATCTCGACTCTATTGATATATTATGGGATGGCTCTTGACCAGTTATAATTCAAATAGAGGTATACAACAAATGAAGAAGCCACTCCACATAACTATCCCGATCACTAAAGTCGATGAAGAGCAACGCATGGTATATGGATATGCCACTGTCGAAGAGCTCGACTCTCATGGTGAGATCATCACATACGAGGCCAGCAAGAAGGCATTCAGCAACTGGATCGGCAACATCCGAGAGATGCATCAGGATATCGCAGTCGGCAAAGCGATCGAGATTGAATTCGATGACGATGCGAAGGGTGTCTGGATCGGAGCTCATGTGTCCGAATCTACTGATGGTGAGAATGCCTGGATCAAAGTCAAGGAAGGTGTCCTGGCTGGCTTCAGTATCGGTGGCCGAGTCAATGATGCCAAGATGCAGCAGATGATGGTGGATGGCAAAAAGAAGATGGTCAATGTTATCACAGATTATGATCTCGGTGAGACTTCACTGGTAGACAATCCTGCAGTCGCATCGGCTGTATTCCAGATGGTCAAATCAAAGAAGGGTGGACTGGTCCACGAAGAGAAGATGATCCAGAAGCGACTCGGCCAACCTGTCGCATGGTGGGAGAAGCAATTCCAGTACTCTGATAGTCAAAACATTATGAAGGGCTCAGTCATGGTATACAATGAAGATAGTATGGGCAAACAAGATACACTCGCAAAAAGCCTATGGCAAGGAGCAATGCTTGCTGACCTGGCAATGTGTCTGTCAGATTATATTTTCTGGCAATCATACGATGGCGAGAAGGATCTCTCCGCTCTGAAGTCTGCCCTCGAAGCTATCCAAGAAGCAGCAGCTCAAGAAATTCTCGAGCCTGAGAACTTCCCCGAATACGAGGAAGCAATCGAGAATGCTGCCAAAGCATTAAATATTAAGAAGAGCGAGGAGCTAATCAAGATGGCAGATAAAGTCAAAGATCGAGCAAAATCAGTTACAGGTCAAGAGGATCGGAATGCGGATGCGGAAGTAGTCGTATCAGCCGAAGACAATGGCCGACCAGTCAATGATACTGAAGAGCGAGCAGCAGAAGCAGGTGTGCCTGTAGCTGGTGCTGAAGTAGAGCAGGAAGTCATCGGTGAAGATGGCAAGCCAACTGGCGAGAAGCAGACTGTGAAGCAGCCTCTTGTCAATTCCGAAGGCCAGGAGCTTGTCGAAGTCGAGGATGAAGAAGAGCCTGCTGCCGATGAAGAAGTCGAAACACCTGAAGATACTGAGGAGGAAGAGCCAGAGACTCCTGCAGAAGATGAAGATACATCTGGCAAAGGCAAAGGGAAGCAGAAGAAATTCGCTCCTAAAGCCGAGATTCAAAAGTCCACTGAACAGAGTGATCTTGCAAAAATGGTATCTGCTGCAGTAGAGGCAGGGATTGCGAAAGCAGTCGAGCCTCTAAAAGAGGAGATTGCCGAATTGAGGAAGCAGCCTGCTGCATCGAAAGTCCGCAAGACCTATACAGTGAAGAAGGGAGAGGATGTGGAGAATCCAAATAGTCCAGATCCTGACTCTGAGGATGGCAAAAACAAAGCAGAGATGGACAGTCTCTTGAAGCGAGCCGATGAGCTGGCTGCAGATCCAAATGCAGGCACTCACGAAGAGCGACTCCAGGTCGCATTCAAGCTCCGCAAGTACTCTCGTCTGCTTGATCCAGCATCTCGGCAGAAGCATGCTGAAGTCCGAGCCAGCTTCAGAGGATAGTGTTCGATATTCAATAGTCAATAATTGAGGTGCAAAGATAAGGTAGTCTTCAGATGGAAGCAAATCAAATCGCTCAACTAGTGCAAGATGAGATCCGCAAAGCGGTGACTCAAAGCACATACACATTCAGTCCTAGCTCTCGATCAATTTACTCGCCAGAGAATCTTGATCCTGTAGTCAAGACTGTTGTGCCAACAGCAACGCCTGTTCGTGGCTTCATTCCTCGTGTCGGTGGCATGGGAGAAGCTGCATCATTTAACATGCTAACAAGTGGCCTCGCTACGACTGCTGGTACTGGTGGTACTGGTACTCGTGTCGGATTCGCTGATGCTGGTCAGCCTAGTGCTACCACTCAGACCTACTCATTCGTCAGCTATCCATACAAGAACCTGGGTCGTGATGTTGAGATCGGTCGTCAGCAAATCGCTGCCAATCGTGGTAGCAACCTGGAAGACATCCGAGCTCGTGAAGAGCTTATCAAGACCACAGAGGTCTTGCTCGGTGAGGAAGTGATGACTCTCACTGGTGATGCTGCTCTGTACAGCACAGAGTACTCAGGCTTCAGCAAGCTCATCACCACCAACTCAGGAAGTGCTGGTCTTTTGACCGCTTCTGGTGTAAGCAATTACGCTCAGACTCTCTTCCAGAATGGTGCTGACTTGGTGTCTCACCTGGTCTTGAACCCTCGACAGAACCGAGCTCTGTCTGATCAGCTCGAAGGAAGTGGAAGCATCCAGAGGATTGTCATCGACAATCAAGGTGCTGCAACTGGTGGCCAACACCTTGCAAACATCGTGGATGGTAACACAGGAAACTTGATCAAAGTGGTGACTAGTCGCTACGCTGCATCATGGGCCTTCCTGTTGTCAGTCCGCTCCGCTGCTGGTGAGAACTGGATCGAGATGAGTGACCTCGAAACTCTATCGATCTACGATGTGCCAACCGCTAACCACAGTATTCAATCTCGTGTCTTCGAGACCACAGTGCTGAAGGTGATCGGTGAACCATATCAGTACAAAATCGGTGGCCTAGCTACATCCTGATCTGTAGCCTAGAGCGATGGCCCTTCAATCTATGGAGGGCCATACTCTGAGCTATAATAAAAACAGAGAGGGATATGATGGCAGAGAATCTAATCACACAAGCCGAACTCGAATCATTCGCTCCTGATCTCGACCTGTCATCATACAGCCAGGCAACTATATCAGGGATGATATCTCGAGCCTCGAAGATTGTCACTCAGTATTGTGATGTCGAGGGCTTCTTCAAAGTAGCTGTGACCAGTGAGCGAGATCGAGCACTCATATCTCCGAATGGTGACATGACCATCAGCTTCCGCAGAAGGCCAGTCCAGGATGGAGACATCGATGATATTCGGCTGGTCGGAGTCGGCATGAGCCAGAGCCTGACACTAGAGGATGGTGGCAATCGTGTCTACTTCATCCCGAATCCAAAGACATATGTGATCTACCCGAGCAATTATCTGATCAGCATGGGGCGTGGCCTGCTGCATCTTGATTCATCAGATCTCTTCTATGAGATCGAC